TTCCGCGAGCTTTACGTCAATGGCGTGCATGCCACGCGGGCCCGCGGCCCCGATCTGTCGCCGAACTATCCCTCGACCGCAGCAGGGTGGTCCATCGGTTCGACCGGCTACACGGCACCCGACAGCACGATCGCCGGCTACGCCAACAAGACCGATGTCGAGATCATCCAGCAGGGCGGCTTTACGATGGGGCGGTGTCTGATCGCCTCAGCCGTCGGCACGGCGATCACCATGTCGACGCCGTGCTGGACCAACGCCTACACCCTTTATCAGCAGGTCTCGAATTACCCACGGCTGCCGTCGTGGATCGAGAATGCTTACGAGCTGCTGGTGCCATGCGGCGCCGGCTGCTGGTATCGCAACCGCGCGACGAACACTCTCTACTATAAGCCGCGGGCCGGCGAGACGATGAACACGGTGCCGGTGGTCGCCCCACGATATACCGACCTGCTCGACGGCTCCGGGGTTGCCAATCTGCGCCTCAGCCGGCTGACGTTTGCCTATACCAACAATTTCGCTCCATCATCAGGGGGTATCGGGTACGTTGGGGTGCAGGCTGGCTATAGTTGCACGCACACCAACGGTGACGGCTGTCCGAACCTAGTCGGGCTCCCGCTACAGTGGATGCCCAGCCCGGTCGCGTTCGTCGGCGGCACCAACAATGTGACGATCGACCATTGCCTGTTCACCCATATCGGCGGGCGCGGGTTGTGGTTCGAGCACGGCAGCCAGCATGTGATGGTCTCGGCGAGCAAGTTCGCCGACAACGCCGGCGGCGGGTTTCAATGGGGCGACATCACCGATTTCGCCCAGAGCAATCCCGCGCTGCAGACCTCCGACATCGTGTTTCGCAACAATTCGGTGGATGCGCCGTTCGAATACACCGCTGGGATGGGCATCCTAGTGACCTACACGACCATCACGACCTTTGACCACAATGAGGTATTCGGGCCGACCTATGGCGGTGTAGGCCAGTATGGCTGGGGATGGGGGCCTGCCGCCAACCAGACCAGCTACTCGGGCAACCACCATGTCACCAATAATTACGTACACGACTACTGTCTTTACAACGATTGCGGCGGGATATATACCAACGGCAACTCCGTATCGAGCCTACCCAACATGGCCAGCGGCAATTATTTCAAGAATAATATCAATTCGGGCGCACAGGGTATTTACCTCGATCAAGGCTCGATGTATTGGACCGTGACCAACAATGTTGTGGACAGTCCAACCGGCACCCTGGCGCAATTTCTGTTTATCAATACCACCGACTCGCATAACAACACGGTGACCGGTAATTATACAACGGTCTCGGCTGTTACTGATGGCGGGATCAGCGACACGACCTCGCCGAATACGCTGGTGACCACTCCAATAACCACGCCACCCGCGGCGGTGACGATCATCAACAACGCCGGCATTCAGGCAGGGGTGACACCGGGGCCATGACCATAAAAATTCTGATTGTGGCATTGGCGGCGGCAGCGATTCTGACGCTCGCCGCTTTTGACGCGGACGGGTTGGGGGTCTTCTTTCGTTGAGCCAAGCTGAGCTCGATGGCCTGGTCCGACTACCGCACAACAATTGGCGGCCGCGGCCGTATCAGGCGAACCTCTGGAAATACCTCGAAAAGGACGGCAAGCGAGCGGTGGCGATCTGGCACCGCCGTGCCGGCAAGGACGAGGTTTGCCTGCACTGGTCGGCGGTCGCCGCGCACACCAGGGTCGGGGTGTATTGGCATATGTTGCCCGAAGCCAATCAAGCCAGAAAAGCCGTGTGGGACGCGGTCAATCCGCATACCGGGCTGCGCAGGATAAACGAGGCGTTCCCGCGCGAGCTCCGCGAGTCGACAAGAGAAACCGACATGGCGATCCGCTTTAAGAGCGGCTCATTGTGGCAGCTGGTCGGCTCAGACAACTACAATTCACTGGTCGGCTCGCCGCCGATCGGCGTGGTGTTTTCCGAATTTGCGCTGGCCGACCCTAGCGCGTGGGGTTATCTGCGGCCGATCCTGGCCGAGAATGGCGGCTGGGCGCTGTTTATCACGACCCCCAGAGGCCGCAACCACGCCAGCACGTTTTACGAGGCCGCCAATCAGGACGACACGTGGTTTGCCGAGCGTCTGCCGGCGACCGAGACCGACGTCTTTACCTGCGATCAGCTCGAGATCGAGCATCGCGAGCTGTTGCGCGAGTACGGCCCGGACGATGGCGAGGCGCGCTACCGGCAGGAGTACTTAGTTAGTTTCGACGCCGGCGTTATGGGCAGCTATTACGGTTCCCAGATGGAGGCAGCCGAAAAGGAAAAACGCATCACCCACGTCCTCCACGACCCGATCTTGCCGGTGCATACCGCGTGGGATTTGGGGATCGGCGATGCGACCGCGATCTGGCTCATTCAGCTGGCCGGGCAAGAGATCCGCATGATCGATTACATCGAAAACTCGGGTGTCGGGCTCGATTGGTACACACGCGAGCTCGACCGGCGCCCTTACAAGTGGGGTGAGCACGTCCTGCCGCACGATGCCGAGGCGCGCGAGCTGGGCACCGGTCGCTCACGGCTCGAGGTGTTGCGCAGCCTTGGTTTTCACCGCGTGCAGGTCATTGCCTCGCAGAAGATCGAGGACGGCATCAACGCGGCTAGGATGCTGTTGCCGCGGTGCTGGTTCGATGCGGAGAAGTGCGCGCGCGGGATCAGCGCGTTGCAGAACTATCGCCGCAGCTGGAACGAGAGCCTGCGCACCTACTCAGACCGACCGCTGCATGATTGGTCCTCGCACGCCGCCGACGCGCTCAGGTATTGGGCGCTCGCCAATGTGCGCAATGCGGGAAGTGCGCGGCCGTTGAAGTATCCCGATTTGGCAGTTGTCTAAGGAGCCCTCAATGAGCGGTTATTCGAGATGGATGGAACGGGCCTTTGTTTCTGGCATTTTTCCGCCGCAACACCTCGGGGTTTGCACGATCAGCGGCACCGGCACGGTCGGTCAGGTGCTGACCTCGACCAACGGGGCGTGGACCAACTCACCAACCAGCTACAACTATCAGTGGATACGGGGCCCGGGGACCAATATCGGCACGAATGCCAATACCTATACCCTGGCGGCCGGCGACAGCGGCTTTCCGGTGCGCTGTGCGGTGAGTGCCATCAACGCCGCCGGGACGACGCTCGGGCCGCCATCGGACCCGATCAGGGTAGCCTAAATCCCCGCCTTCGCGGGGACATGCCTTGCCATGGTTTAACGACGAAGGAAGAGCGATGAGTGATTTTGGACGATTGCAGGAACTGGCTCGCGCGGCCGGTGTACAGATCAATCCGCCGCGTAACACAGTGATCCCATACGTTTCGCCTGAAACGGTGGCGGTCGGCGAGGTGCTGAGCTGCACGATGGGCGAGTGGAACGGCGAACCGACCGAGTATGCCTATGCCTGGTTTCTCGACGGTGTCGATACCGGTGCGGTCGGCAGCAGCTACACGCCGGTTGCCGGCAACGAAGGACACAGCATCACTTGCGTGGTGACCGCAACCAACAACGCGGGGCAGGCCTCCGCACCGCCGTCAAATGCCGTCATGGTGACGGCGGTGGCGGCAGCGGCGGCGCGCAGCACCGAGCCTGCCACGACACGCACCCGAACGACTCACACCGAGACGACGCGATGAGCATTGCCGATGCGCTGCGGTCGCGTGAACTCGAGGCCAGGGTCGCAGCACTCGAGCAGCGTGCCGAGGAGAGCAGCAATGGCGAGCTGGACCAGCGGCTAAAGCTGCTGCAGGGGCAGGTCAACAGTCTGCGTGCCAGGGTCGATCGGCTGACGCCGGCGGGGCCGCCCTTAAGTAAATGAGATAAACTATGCCGCTCGATAACACCGGCCTCTTTCCCAGCTCGGAAAGGCCGCGCGCCCGCCGTCGCGACCCTAAAGACCTGATGGCCGATGACGAGCTGCAGGACATCATCCGGCGCGAGTTGGGTCAGGCGATCGGCGCCGAGAACGGCAAATTGTCAAACGAGCGCATGGCCCTGATGCAAGCCTATCAGGGTGCGGAGTTCGCCGACCCGCCCCCCGGTCAGAACCGGTCCCGGGTCGTCATGCTGACCGTGCTCGAGACGGTCGAATGGGTGCTGCCCGCACTGTTGCGCATCTTTACCGCATCGGACAGCATCGCCGAGTTGGCACCGATCCGCACGACCATGACGCCGCCGCCAACCGTTCCCGGGATGCCACCGCCGCTCGATCCCGAGGAGGCCGCGCGCCAGGCCACGCTCTATGTCAATCATGTATTTAATGTAGATAATGATGGTTTTTTAGTATTGCATGATTGGTTCAAGGACGGGCTATTGCAAAAGCTCGGCTGGATCAAGCGCTGGTGGAGTGAAGAGCAGATCAGGGAGACTAATTCTTTTACCGGGCTCACCGCCGACGAGTACCAAGCCAAGGTGCGCGATCTCTCCGACCCTAATGCCAGCGCCGAAGTCGAGATCCTCGAGGAGCGCTCCTACCCGGCCCCGACCGCCTCGGGGATGGGCGAGGACGCGCCGCAGCCGCCCGTCACAGGCATGCCCGGCTCTGCCGGGGTGCCGGGCCAACCGCCGACCCCGCCACCGATGCTGTACGACTGCAAATTGCGGGTCACCCGCAAGCAGGGTCGTATCAAGATCGCCAACGTACCGCCGGAAGAAATCCTGTTTTCGCGCCGCAGCACGCGCGAGAACATTCCGTTCTTGTGCCACCGTCAGCCGTCGACCCGCACCGCACTCCTGCAGCAGGGCTACGATGCCGAGTGCCTCGATCGCGTCGCGTGGACCGACTCCGAGGATTACAACCCCGAGCGGTTGCAAAGATACTTACCCGACGATGACATGCCCTATACTAATGACAGGACAGATCCGCCAATGCGGATGTACTGGGTCGAAGAAAACTATATCCAGGCAGACTATGACGGTGACGGGCTGGCCGAGCTGCTCAAGGTGGTGACAGTCGACCGTTCCGCGGTGATCCTGACGAAGAAAGGAAAACCCGATATCGAGGAAGTCGACGAGGTGCCGTTCAACTTTCTCTGCCCGGTGCCGATGCCGCACAAATTGGTGGGGATGGCGGTAGCAGACTTGGTTATGGACCTTCAGCGGATCAAGTCAACTTTAATCCGCCAGATGTTGGACAACATCTACTTGACCAACAACCCGCGCCATTTGGTGGCCGAGTCGGCCGCGACCGACGAAACATATGATGATTTACTGACCTCAAAGCCGGGCGGCATTGTACGCGCGCGCACCGTCGATGGCGTGGTGCCGTTGATTACCCCTTTTGTCGCGGAAAAGGCGCAAGGGCTGGTAGAGTACATGGACCAGACCGCCGAGGTGAGGACAGGTATATCTCGACATAATCAGGGCCTCGATCCCGACGATTTGAATAAAACGGCAACGGGCGTCAATCTTATACAACAGGCGGCCGCGCAGCGAGTTGAGTTGATCGCCCGGATCTTTGCCTTCAGCGTACAGAAAGCGGTCAGAGGCGTGCTCGGACTGATCAAAAAGCACGCCCAGCAGGAGCGCATCATCAGGGTCAGCGGAGCCCCCTTGCAGACTGATCCCGCCCAGTGGAAGAACGACAT